CAGGCGGCCTGCCAGGCGGCGGCGGAACGCGGCGCCACGGTGGCCTATTTGCCGTTAGCCGATCTCGCCGCGTACGGGCCGGAGATATTTGAAGGCCTGGAGTCGCTAGCGCTGGTCTGCGTGGACGACCTGCAAACCGTGCTCGGGCGGCCGGAGTGGGAAGAGGCGCTGTTCCATTTCTACAACCGCCTACGCGCCGCGCAGACCGCGCTGGTGGCGGCCGGCGATTCCAGTCCCGCCGCGTTGCAGATGGGCCTGGCCGATCTGCGCTCGCGCCTTGCTTGGGGTCCGGTGTTCAGGCTCGACGAGTTGAGCGATGCCGAAAAAATCTCCGCGCTGCAACTGCGCGCCAAGGTGCGCGGCTTCGAACTACCCAATGAGGTGGCGCAATTTCTCATCCGCCGCAGTCCGCGCGACATGACCTCCTTGTTCGCGTTGCTTGATCGCCTCGACCGTGAATCCCTCGCGCAACAGCGGCGCCTCACCATTCCCTTTGTGCGCACGCTGATTTAACTCTCCTCGATTTTGTAGAGACGTAGGGTGGGCACGTCGTTTGTGCCCACCTTTCCTGCCTCGACTCGTGGGCACAAAAAACGTGCCCACCCTACACCCTGATTTAACTCTCCTCGATTTTGTAGGTACGCCTTTAGGCGTACATCGGTGATCAACCCCGTTCGCCTAAAGGCGAACCTACGACACTGTGGCTTACTCTGTGTGGGGTGATGATTAAAATGAGATTAAAGAGAACAACCAAAAACGCGCAAAATTCCACGAAAAAACAGTCGGTTAAGGGAAGTGGCCGGCATGTATGGATAACGTTTGATTTGCGACAATATTTGGTACTTTTGTGTTTTTTACCGGCAAAAAAATAGCAGAATGCTGGTAAAAAATCACCTTTGAATTTCCAGTAAACAGGCTTTGTTAGGTCTTCAAAGCCGCTTCAAAATAGCCTTGAAGGATTTCCAAGATGGTCTCGCCAGCCTCTGGGCTGAGGGATCGGTCAACAGGATCAAACGGCAAATAGGGCCGAGCCTCAATAACCTTGCCCGGAATCATGCTCTGGGGAGATGTCTTGCCACCAAACTGGTGCATCGCGGCGTAGGGCTTATTGCTTCCGATCCAAGCCGACGTGGCGTCATAACCAGTTTGAACCGATGCCGTCAACCCGCCGGCAGACATCTGCAATTTCTTCCCTGGCCACTTCCCCTGTTTCTCGCGCATAGCTTTGGTGGTCTCGGAGAGATCGGGCCAATCGCCACCCGGGCCTGATTCTGCCCTGAATTGGCGTTTGCTCTCGGAAGCCAGCACCTGGGCGATGTCGCTCATTGCGTCGGACATGTCATCACCTGCAGCCAGCAGGCTCTCCAGCGCCGCCAGCACCTCACGGTCATTGATCGAGATTTGAATCAAGCCCGGACTCTCCTATACTTTACCCTGGTGATGGTGGTGATCCTCCCTGGGGGAGGCAAAGCGCGAAAGCGCGAGATGGCCGGTTCGAACCCGTGCACCATCATCACTGCTTCACCTTCACCCACTGGCCGCGCCGTACCTTCTCTTCGGCCGCCTGATCGAAGTATGCGCTATCAGCCCGTCCCAAGGGATCAAACGTCACCGCCAGGCCATTGCGGTGATACGCCACCAAGTTCCCGGTAGTCGAATCTCTGAACCACTCGGCACCCTGCTGGATTGAGACGGGCAAACCAGCCCAATCCTCCTGCGACAAAGCATCACCACTGTCACCATGCCGCCGCGCCTTCTTGCCCACAATCAACCGATCCGGCACATACAGCACCGGGGAAAAACCTTCCATCGCAAGCGCCACCGCCAACGGCAAAACGCCCACCGTCATTGTCTGCCCCTGGATGCGGCCGAAGTCCAGCGTATTCCCCACGAACCCCTCCCACGCCTTCCTCCGTGTGGGCGACAACACCGCTTTAGACACCACACTGAACCCATCCTCATCACCCAACGCGGCCACCGCCTTTTTCGCCAGCACCTCATCCATCCAATGCCCGGCCAGCGGGCTGGAATTGAAGCCAGGGTCCACCCACATCACCGTCTCTTTGCCATCCAGCCCGGTGACCTTGACCCCGGTCTGCGTCGTTGGAAACAGCTCGCCGGAGCGCTTATCCATCCCAGCATCGACAGCACGCGAAACCACGCGCCCTTCGCTCGACTGCGGCGCAAGCCCCTCGCGCTTCATCTGCCCTGCAGTGAGCGCGCGAGTCCTACACCTACAGTTATACCCATTCGGCGGATAAATCGTCGCCCACACCGGATCATCCTTCGCAAACACCTGCCCATCGAGCGCGCGATGGCTCGGCCGGGTCTTTCCGTCGAGCACCGCCTCATATTGCAGATAAGGGAAGCTCTTCGCCGCCATCTGCGCCTGCATTTGCCCGGCCATGTAGGCCGATTGCAGATTGGTCTGATAGATAGTGCGCAAGCGGTGCAGGCTCCCTGCTTGGTAGAGCTGCGCCTCGCCGGTGACCGGGTCCACGTCCACCTTCTTTCCCCACCATCCCTTCTGTTGCAGCAGCGGCACCAGCTCCTCGTTGAACTGCCGCAACGTCTTGCCGCTCTTCACCGCATCGAGCACACCCTGACGGATCACCTGCAACACATCCAACTGCGACGCCTTGGCCACGGTGAAGGCCCGCGCATGGGCCTCGTCCAGCATCTCGCCCCAATTCCAGGTGACACGCAGCCCCTTGGACTCCACGAACGCCACCGCCTCGGCGGGCGGCAGATCGAAGAACGCGCGCAGAATCTCGGCGGGATTAACCTTCGCCATTGAGGCGCCCCCACATCTGCGCCGCCCAGATCAACTTCCCCAGTTTTTCTTGCAGCGCACCCGCATCTGCATCGGGATACTGCTCCGCCAGCCAGCCCAGGAACACCTCCGGGGCGTCGCCCTGTTCCAAGCGCGAAAACACCGGCGCGAGCAGCTCGCGCATCTGCGCATCGAGGGCCGTCATATCGATGTTAGAGATCGCCGCGTCCAGCTCATCCTGATCGCTCGTCGCGTTCACATCCGTACCGCCTGCCTGCGCCGCGAACTGCACCGCCGGTGATCCGCCACCAGCAGGCAACACCTCATCCCCTTCCGCCGGCATCGGAATCTGCAACCGCTCATGGGCGAACGCCTTCGGGATATCCACGAAATGCCGCGCCTTGTCGAACACATCCACCCATTCTTGCCGCGCCTCCGTTTCCTCGAAAAACTCGAAGCGCGGCGGCCGTGCGCCCTGAATATTCAGCTCCGTGATCCACCCGAGCAGCTCGTTCATCGTGTCCTCGACGATGGCGCGATCCGACTCGTTCACCGCCTTCTCTCGCTCGCGGTGAGTCTGGCTCGCGGCTCGGCTGCCGTCGCCTTGAATCTCCGTGGCCAGCGTCTGCGACGTCAGCGCCTTGCTCATCTCGCGGTTGCAGATATCGATCAGCCTCTCGTGCACCAACTGCCCGCTGCTCGACGCCTCCAGCAGCTCCACGGACCCATCGCCGGGAATAGCCGCCACCGCGTCCTCGACCATCTGCGCCAACGCGTCGGCCAGCGCGTCCTGCTCGGCCTTCGGCGTGCCTTGCGGATACTTGCCGATCGCCCACGGAATGCCGTACTTCTCGCAGAATTTCACGAAGTAACGGAAGCCGGAATGCTTGAAGGTGTACGGCCAGAAACACGAACTGAACAGCGCCACACCATAAGGATTGTCATGGCTCGGCATGTGGCGCGTCACCAGCCACTTATACGGCCCCAGCTCCTCGCCCTCGATCATGCTTGACCGCGTGACCAGGCGCAGCGTGTTGTCCGTGCCATACACGAAGCGCCGTCCCGGCCGATCCAGCACCGACGCGGGCATGAGATATTGCCCCTCGCGCCGCCACACCACCTCGTGCACCTGGTAGCCGCGGAATACCGCCTGCGCCATGTTCCAAATCACGTCCGGCCAGCGCAACCCCGGCGCCGGACGCTGCTCCATGAACTGCTCGCACAACTCCAGCGCGCGCGCGTCGGCCGGAGTCTCGCCGCCCGCCTGCAATCGAGACTCATAACCCAGCAGCGACGAGCGCACGGAGCGCAGCTCGCCGATCACATGCGCATCGCTCACGATGGCATCGAACGCCTCGCCGCTCTTGCCCAGCTTGCGCAGCACAGTGTCCGGGTTGGGCAACACCGTCAGCGCCGAGTAAAAACGCGGATCGGTCTGACGTGTGGCGATTTCCTTCGCCAGGGTTGTTTTGCTCGCCTTCTTCAGGTCGCCGGTGTCCATGAGTTAATACCTCGATGTATCAGTAGTGCCGCGACGCCCGCGAGTGGTGACGGCGGGCACACCGCCGGCGCCGGAGACGGCCGCCATCCACAACATATGCAGCGCGTCCGGCCCGTCGTCGTGGTCTGCCTTGGGAAAGTGGCGCAGTTGATCGATCAGCGTCACCTGCGACGAGTGCAGCCGGATCAACCCGTTAGCCATGTGCGGTTGCAGTGACTCGATGCGCAGCAGCTTGTCGGTGTTCGGCGTGACCGCGCGCGCGGGCACAGGGATGCCGCGCGCCGCCGAACGCTTCACCAACTCCGAATAGAGGAACGCCTGGAACTGCACCGCCTCCACCACCCACAACAGACAGCGATACTCCGCTTGCAAGGCGATCACATCCTCGATGATGCGGTCCGGCAGGCGCTTGCGGATACCGGCCTCCACCACATCGAGAATGCCTGTCTCGCGATTGAAGCCGCCGACCAGCAGCGCGCTCGGGTCGCGTGAGGCACCAGCCTTGCCGAGCGACGGATCGCAAGCACCATAGAACACCCATTCAGCCAGCCGGTTCACCCAGAAGTTGATCACCTTGGCGAAGGGCGCGTCGTCGTCCGAGAGCGGATCGTTCTGCAACTCGGAATCGAAAGCCGCGTGGCCATCACGCGCGCGGATGATCATCAAATCGATCAGTGGCCGCCCCGCGGGCCAGCTCACCTCGCTGCCTTCGTCCATCTCCGCGCGATGCCCGGCATAGAATGCGTCGGCCACGTCCTTGCCCTGATTGAGCAGCAGCTCCTCCCAGCGGTCCCACAGGTCCATGTGATGCGGCCACGCAATCAAGGCCTTGAACTTCATGCTGCGCCACAGCGGATTCTTCAGCAGCCGCGCCAGCACCGAGTCGTAATGGAGGATAGTGCCGATGATGATCACATCGAACTTCGCGCCCGCGCCGCCCAGCTTCAGCACCGCCTTGGTGAGCCACGCCTGCAGCTTGTCACGCTGCTCCGGCGTGCGTACGTTATCGTCGTTTTCCAGGTCATCGCCGATGAACAGGTCCGGCCGGTGCGGCCCGTGGCGACGGCCGCGAATGCGCTTACCGCTTCCCACCGCCTCGATCTTGCGATCGTTGCGCGTCAAGATCACGCCCGCCTGCCACACACGTCCTTGGCCGGTGGCCTCCGGGTAATCCATCGACAGGCGCGGATTGCTCTCCAGCTCCGCCTTGATCGCCTCCAGCATAATCGCCGCCTGATCGAACGCATCCATGCCGATCATCGGATACCACTTGCGCCCGGTGACCACGCACCAGATCACGAAAATCTGCGAGGTGATGGTGGACTTCGCCTCGCCGCGCGGCGCCGCGACCGCATCGGTCTCGCTCTTGTTGGAGTCCGCGACCTCCGCCAGGCGTGAGTAGAGGTAATCGTGCAACCGGCTGTTCGGCCGGGTGACGTAATGCGGGAAGTAGGTGCGCGCGAAAAACTCGAAGTCCTTGTCGGCCTGCTTGCGCCGCGCCCGTGAAGCCGCTGGGTCAGGATCGAAACCGGAAACGCTGGCCTCGATCTGCTGACGGAATCCCGCGGCCAGATCGGCGAGCTGCTGCGCGAACTGGCGAGTGGAGAGCCTAGCCATACGTCGCGTTCAGCTTCTCGCCGAACGGTTCCAACACCTCAAGCAGCGCCGTGCCGTGTTGCGGATAATGCTGCTGCACGAAGCCCACCAGCAGTTCCAGCATCTCCATTGCCATCGCCAATTTGGCGAGCTTCGAGTCCCCACCGCCCGCCGCCTTCATCGTCTTGGTGTAAGCATCGGCGAGCCGCGACATGGCCTCAGCCTTTTGCAGCCCGTCATATTCACCGTTGCCGATCTCATCCATCGTCACCTGGAACAGCAGCGCGAACTCTTCGAGCACCTGCGTCGTGAGATCGCCGAGACCGCCCGAGGCCATGCGTGACGCCGAGCGCGCACGGTCCCAATCGTCGCCTTGCTCCTTGGCCGTGCGTTTCCAGTTGCGCGCGGTGTTGTACGACACACCGTGCTTCTCAGCGGCAACCTCCAGCGGCTGGCGCTCGCCGACATAGCTGCGACGCACCGCGGTGCGAACTTCGGGAGCGTGAGCCATCGCTCAACCCTCGCCGCGCAACCGAGACGCCAGCAAACTGGTGCCCACACCCACGATCCCACCCGGCGGCCGCCGCTGCACGCCAGGCACATCGGCACGGCCAAGAGCAACATCGAGACCGCGCGAGGTCAGCACTGTCGCGCCCATCACATGCTCCACCAGGTTCTGCTCCGCCAGCCACGCCAGCTCGGTGTGCAGCCGGTCGAGGCCCACCACCATCGCGTGCGACTCCAGCGCCGCCTGCAAAAGCAGATCGGGAGCCGTGTAACCCGACTCCCGCTCCAATGCCTCCAACAACATGCGGCGCATCAGCGCCGCGTGGCGTGCCCGGTACTCTTCGCTCATCGCCGTTTCCCCTCGTTCAACAAATACTCATGTATCAGGGCCATGTTGCTGCTGAGCGCGGTCAACGCGCCCTCGATCTTGCTCATGCTATTGGCGATGGTGTTCACTTTCTCGTGCAGATCGCCCAGATCGTCATGGTCCGGCATGTTGCGCACATCCGATTCCAGCTGATTGAGGCGCAACGCGAGGCCATCGACCTTTTCATCCACCCGGTCGATAGCCGCACGATTCGCCTTCGTTCGGTTCACTACATACGTGTACACGGTCAGCGCGCAGATCCCCACGACCTGGATCACGTCGAACCAAAACCGCATCGCGGTGTAATCGACATCGTCCATCACCGCCCCCTCGCATACTGCGCCAGGTGTTTGTCATGCGCCGTCTGGCACTCGATGCAGCGCGCCGCATCCGGCCGCGCCGCGAGGCGCTCTTCGGGAATCACCACCTCACAATCACAGCAACATGTCTCGCCATCGATAACGAGCGGCGTCGCGCGGTCGGGGGTGAGCGTGATGGCAGCACCATGCCTGCGCGCGGACTCTTCGTACTTCTGCGCCACATCTACATCATCCATTCCACACCTCGCTAAACATCAAGCGGCCTTGTACTCGACGATATCAACTGCAAACACACGCTCCGTTGTCCGGCCCCCAACAGACGTTATTCGGTTGGTGACGATGCGGCGCGCATCGCCCAACACCCCGCCGCTGGCGAAAAAGCTGACGGTCGTGGCGTCGTTGCCGGCGGACACCACCGTGAGCCCGGCAGGCACGATCCACACGCTGCTCAGAATCGTGTCCGTGCCGAGCCAGCGGCCCCAGTTCCAACCGTAATCCAGAATCTCGGCGGGCGTCTTTGCGTAGACCTTCATGCGACCATCATCCTGTTTTCGGGCATGACGGTTGCCATGCGGGATTCCGGCCACACCAGAGCGAGGCGCGACGCCGGCGGCGGAACGTATGCGCCGCCGGTGCTGAGCGCGCCGGTCGCGGCGGCCTGCGCGAGCGCGCTGCCTGCGAGGGGAATGGATAACTGGATATTGCCGGCCGCCAGCGCCTGCGCGATGGCGTCACCGGCGAGCGAGACGGATACGGACAACCCACCCGCCGCCGAGCCCGCCGCAACAGCCGCGCCGGCCAGGTCGATGGTCTGCCCGAGACTGCCCTGCGCCGTAGCCGTGGCCTCCGCTGAGCCCGAGAGCGGCACCGCCATCAATAGCGAGCCGCTCGCGCTCGCCTGGCCCTGCGCCGCGCCCGACAATCCGCCGCCGATATCGAGATCACCGCTTGCGATGGCCTGCGCAATGGCCGCGCCGGCAAGCTGCACGCTCACCGTCAGCGTTGCCGCTGCCGCCGCCTGCCCCTGCGCCGCGCCCGACAGATCGCCGCCTAAAGACAGATCACCCGCAGCCGACGCGGAACCAGCAGCCGCACCGGCGAGTTCGATGACCGACGACAACCCCGCCGCCGCCAGCGCCTCAGCCACCGCCGCGCCCGCCAGCGAGATACTGAGCGCGAGATCACCGTCCGCGGTGGCCGTCGCCACCGCGACGCCGCCGAGCGGCATGGAGATCATGATCGTGCCCGCCGCTGTAGCGACCGCGACCGCGCCGCCGGAGACGGGGACACTGAGTGTTAGGGAGCCAGAGGCGGAGGCGTTGCCGGCGGCGGAGCCTGAGAGGTCGGTGGCGCCACCACCAGCCGCGGCAACAAACTCATTAACCGCACCAGACCCAATTGCACGAGAAATAATTCCCGATTCATTGATTATTGCACCATTTACTGCGCGGACAAGTCCCATGAATTACCACCGAATCCACGGGTCTACATAAACAGTAAATGCACCCGTGACACCAATGCGAGCCTGTATATATCCAATTTCTGCAGGAGTTTTACTGCCTACATCTAACTGCCCAGACCAGGCATTCGCCCCTTCACCAGTCCAAGAGGCTAAACCAATTCCAGCAGTTTGATTAGCTGCTGCTACAAGAGGGGATTTTTGATCAGAATAAAATGTACTATTTGTAAAACCTGTAGACGTATTAACCAACCAATCCGAAAATACTTCAGCGTCAGTGTACGGCGTTGTTGATCCATCACGTAAAATTTCCAATTTTGGTGTAATGGCTACACCAACATCAGCTGGTTTAACAAAACGAGAAATCCAGGGAGATAAATATGGAGAAGCCGGAGTCGCATTAACTCCAGTGACAGCGAATGAGTATTTATTTGTCCCGTCATACGTAGCACCATCAGTATCGTTTGCGTAAATTGCAGTTGTTGCAAGCGTGTTGCCGAGATAGTGGTAATGGGCAAAATCATAATGTATGTCTGCGTCGGAGCTATCTATAATGAATACAGTATTGCCCTGTCCAACAGGAAGTGCTCTCCATACTGTTGATGCGTTTTTCCGAACGTTCTCGATAGTTGTGACAGCATTTATTGCTGGCGTATCCCCACCAATAAACGCTGTTGCTGCAAGGGCAGAATAATCACCGCCTTTTATTAAACAGATATCATCTGCGCCAAAATTCACGAAAAAACGATTAGGGGTGACTGTGCCCGACACATAACAGTCGAGAATTTCTGATGAATTAATCAAGATATATTGAGTGACGCTGTTAAATATAAACTCATTTTTTAAACAAACGCCATGATTTCGCGCTTGCGCCGTCGATGTAATAACTGCGAAGAATGAAGATGTGCCACTATGCCCGTAAATTTTACAATTTTCAGTCGTGACTAAATTAGCCCCTGCGGTTGTAGCTTGCCAAAATACACCTCCGCTTCCGGGTTTAAATCCAAAATTACGCCATCTCACCCCATAGCCAGCTAGTGTTATATCAACACCCGCAGTAGCAGAACCGTCAACACCTCCGGATGCTCCGCTACCCATTGTTTGCGGAGGTTCATTTACTAAATCATTTGTGAGAAAAACTTGTGTACCTGCTGGCAGCGTGTAAATAGTATCAACCGTAATGACGTCCCACTCTTGATGCTTGTAAATATTATGCGCGCCAGCACCCAACCCGTTTACATAATCCGTCGCGGTTTTTAAATCGATTGCAGCAGTTGCCCATGTGGCATATGGGCTTGTGTTACTACCACCTGAATAAACACATACCTCAGCCATCGAGTGCTACCCGCGTTTGCATGACGATCATGCGATGCTCCTGACTCTAGTTATCCACCTGCACCGTCAGCGCCCCGGCGGGGAAGCTGGGGTCCGCGCCGGTGGTGATGTTGCGCGAAGCATTGAGAGCCGAGCATACAAGCACGTTGCCGGCGCCGTAGGTGGCTGAGTCGACGATTGACCAGTGCGTTACCGTGCCCCAATCGGCGGTGGCCTGCGCGAAGGTGACTGCGGAAACGTTGCTTGTGGTGCCGTTGCCGCCGCTCGTTGCCGCCCAGGTGCCGTCCGCGGGGTTGACGCTGACGCGCGCGTAGGCCGTACCGGTGTTGCTCACCTCCGTGCCGCCGCCGGTGTCTGAGCAGGCTGTTGTGTAGAGCGCGACGGCCAACGTGGTCGGCTTTGTGAACGACGCGGTGCGGAACAGATGCGCGACGATCTGATCTTCGAGATAGTCGGTGAGCGGGCCCGCGCTGGCGGTAAATGTGACCAGGGTCAACAGCAGGACGGTGATAAAACTCATGATACGTTTCATGTGGGTTTACTCCTTGGATTGATTGGTAAGGGGCGCGATGACTCTGCTGGCCTTGATGCGCCCGATGATGGCCAGCACGCCGCCGGCGGCGGAGGATGCGGAGGCGGCTACGATGACAACGGCGTCGGCGATGAGTGCCTGCTCGGCATCGCTCACCGCGTAGCCGAGCAGGCCCGCGATGCCGGAGAGCACGGCGATCACGCCGCCCCACACGCCGCGCGAGAGCCACCAGGGTTTTTCAAACGTCGGCAAGGTCTGCTCCATCACTACGCCCTCGCCAGGCTGGCCGCGCTCACGACCCAGCCGAGCACCTCGCGCACCGCGAGCATTTGATCGGCCGGGATGCCCCCGTCGCTGACGCGGGCCTCTAACTCGGCTCGCACCAGCGTTATCAAGTTGTCGATGAGCAGCCGGTCCGCCATGTCCACCTTCGTCCAATCGATCTGATCGCGCACAGCCTGCTCGATCAGCGGGATCGTGGAGGCCGCGCCGCCCTGCGCCAGGGCTTGCGCCTTGCTCGCGACATCAGCCACGCGAGAGGCCCGCGCGTTTTGCGCCTGCGCGCCCTTGGCGCCCGAGATGTATTTCATGGTCGCGTATTGCACGACCATGCGCGCGCCGGCGTTCTCGACGGCAGAGCCGCCGCCCTTCGTCATCGATGTCGAGCACGCTGCCGACAATGCGCAACCGGCAATGAGCGCGGCGACCGCTAACAACAGCATCAGATGTTTCATGTGTTTCATGCTTCTTCTCCTTTGGCTTCTTCAATGGACATTAAACCGGGCTTGTAAACGGTCTTCGCGCCAAATGGCGTGTTGGGTTTTTTGAATGCGGTGAGTACTTGACGGCGAGGTTGCGTACTACCGGAGGCAATCGAGACGTGCACCCATTCGCCGAACTCGTGGATGAGCTGGTCGAAGCCGGGCACGTTGACGTATATCCAGCGCGCGACTTCCAGCGGCGTGTAGCCGGTGACGACAACGTCCGCGGCCAGACCGAAACAATGCTGCGAGGCGGGCGCGCCGCCGATGAGACGGTTCAGCGTGGGCGAACGGTAGCCGGATGTGATGTGCACAGGACCTAGCGCGCGGCGCAGCGGTTGCAGCGCCTCGACACACAGACGCTGGAGAGCGACGAACACCACATCACTAGCCGAGTTATCCAACCCCAGGAGCGCCGCAGTCTCCGAGCGAGTGAACTCGTCGAGGAAGAAATTCTCGGAGAGCTGGATGCGGCTCGCGTTAATGCGCGCCATCCCTGGCGCGCCCCCTTCGGGCGCACTTCGTGCGTCACGTTTTGCTCCTGGCAAAACGTTCATGCTACCGCCTCGCGTAAGAGCGCACGCTTCGCAAAGTGATCGGCAACGTGCGCGCGCACCAGCGCCCGCAAATGCTCAGGCGCCGCGTCGATCGCCGCCCGGCGCGCAGCCAGCGAGCGTAGCGTGATGATCTCGGCGGCGTAATGCCTGAGTCGTTTTTCGGGTGGTCTTTGCATGCCGCCAGAGTAGGCGGCGGGGTGTGCTGGCGGAAGGCGGGAAGCGGTTCACGCCGCCTAACATCATGTGGGTAGCGTCAGCTTGAGCGATCGCCTTGGGCGCTGTCAAGTCCGCCTGAAAACAGATCGCCTTGCGCGCTCTCTTGCTCGCGGCGCTCGGCCCCGGTGAGATACACCACCCAGCGGCGCGAGAGATTGAGCCTTCGCGCCACCTCGGCGCCGGAAAGCCCCTCGGCGCGCAAGCGGCGCACCTGTGCGGCGCGCGCTTGCGAGAGAATGCGGTCTTCCTTTGGGATGTAGAGTCTGCGATCGGTCTTGTTTTCGTAGCGCGCCACCAGCGCGGCGCGTTGTTCGTAGCTGAGCACGGCGTTCAACTTGTCACTGCCGTCCGGTGTCACAGGCACCAACACTTCCTGTCCCGCGTAGTGACGCATCAACGCAATGAGTCCCGCGATACCCACCGCCTGCGCGGTCACCCGTGCCAGCGGCGAGAGCAGGCGCTCTTCGATGTTCATCAGATCGATGTCCATCACTCTGCCAGGACCACGCCCGAGTTCTTCGCCCACGCGCGCAGCGCCTGGATGCAGTTATTCAGGTCTTCACTCTGCGCCCATTCCAGCCTCGCCTTATGCGTGATGCGCGCGCAGAATTTCAACATCGACGCCTCGCTGCGATTCTTTATTACGCCGGCATCGGCCAGCGCGCACCAGATCGCCGTGATCTTCGCGATGCGCGGCTTGCGCCAATCGGCGGCGTTGTGAATCGATTTCCCCTTGGGGCGGAATCCTTTCGACTTCATTTCGTCGATGGCGTCGATCAGCCCGCCGAAGTCCATCGTCGTGGCCGATATTTTTCCGTCCGCCGCTTTCGCGCCGTGCCGCGCCAGCAGCGTGCGGTAGTCCGCGTCCTCCATGCCGAGCTGCGCCTTCGCTACTTGCAGCATTGCATAGAGCCGATAGCGACGGTCTTTCTGGCGCGGGGTTTCCATTACGCCGCAGCCTCTTGCGCGTTGGCCTCAGCCTCGCCGAGCAGGGCGGAAACCAGCTTGTCCACCTCACCATCCACCGGCTTGATTACCACCACGTCCTCGTCGGCGGCGATGCGGATGCCGAGCCGCTTGAGGTCGGAGGCGACCAAGTCATATACCGCCGGCTTGTGCACGCTCTCGCTCACGCGCACCAGCAGCTCCGCCTGATCTTTCGGCAGCAGCTTGCGGATGCGCCCGATCACCGCAGCCTCGTTCTCGATCACCACCTTGCCGCGTTGTTTCATATAGCCCACACGCACGCCATGAAACGTCTGCGTCTTCGGCTTGGAGAACAGCGCAGGTTCCACCTCGACGGCCGCGCGCAGCTTGTCATGCGCGTCGGCCGCGTCGCGCACCGCGGCGCGGATGCCTTTGATGTGCTCGGCGCGCAGCCGGTCGATCTGCAATTGCAGCGCCTGCACGCGGCCGGTGAGCACTTGGCGCGTGTTGGCGTAGTGGTGGGTGAGGTGCTCGATGTCTTTCAGTGTGGCCATGTTCAACTCCTTCGGTTACTCGGTAGTAGCGTGCGCCATGCGCACGATGGGCTGCTTCCTCGTAAGCATT